CCGCATTACTACAAAGGTGCTACACATAGCAGCGACAGAATAGAATTGGCTGATATGAGCCCGGAAGAAATAGCCGCTTACACTCGCGGGTTTAATGCCGCCGAAGAAGACGGCATACAAAAAGACTGGGGGTAAGGATGTTTATTTTAAGATTCATTAGCCGTTTGATTTATGGCAGCGAAACGCTTGAAGAATTGGATAGGCGCAACCGCCAACCCAACCGTAAGCCGGTTAAGTCCCGGCAGCGTGTTAAAAGGCGCAGATAACTTTTTAAAATATTAGCTTGCGCTATATATAACTTTATGCGATATTATGGGGGTAGGGAGCAATTCCGCCCCCTTTTTGTTTTTACGGAGAACATAATATGACTTATCAAACTAACGCTTTCGCGCATGGCATCGGCAACTCAGCAGTATCGTCGCAGTGGTTTAGCCGCCCCGACGATCAAAAGTTTTTGTCGCTCGATAATATGCTGGCATTTAAAAAGAACGACGCGCAGCGAATGACTAGCCGCACGGTTGACACTCACAAGATTCAAATCATTGGTGAGTTTGACGAAGCTAATCCAAGCCGCGGAGACTTACGCATCGAATACGCGGATGACAATAACCGCGATCACACTAACGTCCCGACCAATTGGTCTTTTGGGCAACTGTCCCAGTTATCCGGCGCACCTGCTGGTTATCTGAAAGACTTGCCCGCACCGTTGGCAGCGGATTGCATTCAATGGGGTTTGCGTTACAACAGGGGCCGCGAATTGGTGAAGGTGTTCGGCAGTCAAAACGATGGTGGCGATCTACGTGCAGCCACTGGGCCGGATTATGGCCGCATCTATGACTGGGAAATACTTGAACCAATTAAGCAATTGGTAGACGCATCCGGCGGACGTTGGAAAGTGCCCGGCATGATGACGGGCAGCCGCGACGGTTTAGCCGTTTACGATCCTGACATTCCGGTATCTATGGACACGACTACATTGTTCGCTAGTGACCGCGACGTGTTTGTCTTTTTGGTGGATGACCGCAACCCCATCGAAGTTGGCAAGCTTCCGAACGGTGAGCCCGATTTAATGTTTCGCGGGTTTTATGCTTGGAACAGTGAAACCGGCAGCAAGACGGCAGGTATTGCCGCGATGTATCTGCGCGGGGTTTGTATGAATCGAAACCTTTGGGGCGTTGAAAACTTCCAAGAGATTAAGATTAGGCACACTAAGTTCGCACCTGATCGCTTTGCGATGGAAGCCCGCCCAGCGTTGGAAAGCTTCGCGCATGGATCAACCGCGACATTTGTGGAAGGTGTACAAGCTGCGAAGGCTGCCAAGATTGCGCACGATGATGAAAGCCGTTTGGAGTTTTTAAGCAAACGCGCAGGATTATCGGGACGCATGGCAAAGGCTGCCAACGCTCGCCATCTGAAAGAAGAGGGCCGCCCAGTCGAAACCGTATGGGATGCCGCGCAAGCCATCACCGCAATAGCGCGAGACATTCCCCACCAAGACGCCCGCATTGAAGTGGAGAAAAAAGCCGGTATTCTGTTAAACAAAGTCGCAGCTTAAACCCAACCGCTGCACCCTTTAAGACCCCGCCATTGTGCGGGGTTTTTTTATGGGGTTTACTTTTGATAAAGTTATCCCATATAATCCCATACATCGGCAGCAATTAAGCCGCCGGTGCTACGGAGATAAAAATATGAGTAATGTAATCGAAATGAAATTAAGACCGTCCGACGTGGTTTTGGATCGCGTGTTTAATCCAGCGGGTGACGTTGATTTTGGCGGGGCAACGCCAGCGCAATTAATGGAAGCTTGCGGCCTTATACCGGACTTCTTTTGTCAGGCCTGTTTGATGGCCTCACCTTTGACGCTGGACAATATCGCCGCCGGGATGGACAGCGTTTACCAGTTCGGCGGGTTTGGATCGTATCCCTACGCGGGCACCGTTGACGATCACAATGGGACATACCAAAGCGAACACGACGACGACGAACCGCTGGCACCGCTGGCGCGTTACATCTTCGACGGCTTTGAATGTTTTGTTTATGAGTACGGGATCGCAGCGATTCGAGACCGTGCAACCCGTCAAACTAAAATTGCGAGGTTCGACTAATGGAAGCGAAAAAAGAAAACACCAACACCCCTGCGCAGCAGCTTTTGTTTCACCTGCAATTTATGGGAATTATGGCGATGAGTGGCCGCGAGGATGAACGCGACGCCCATTATGTAAAGGCGCAGAAAATCGCGCAGCAATTAGTCGATCAGGGGTTTTAATATGGTTTATTTGAATAAAGCGCAACGGGTCGCATTGGCCCGCAAATGGCAGCAAAACACGCAGGGGATGACTTACCGCCAATTTCGGGCAACTGTCCAACCCGGTTGGGATTGTGTGATGGTCCAGTGGTCCGGTATGTGGCTGGGGATTGAATCGGACGGCTATACCCACAGTTAAAACCCGTCCCCGGTAACTCTTAAAGGCCCGCCATTGTGCGGGCTTTTTTTTGCCTGTTTACATCTATGCGATCTATCGCTTATAATCCTATACATCGGGGCCGCGGTGGCCGCGTGTTAACTACGGAGAATTAAAACAATGAGAAAAGAAACCAAAAAAATCGCGCAAGCATTCGCACGGGGTGAAGCTGCAAAAGCTGCCCGCACTGAAACCGACGGGCGCACCGTTTGGCTACATGGTAACCGCATTGCGCAGCGGGAAGATGACGGCAGCGTATGGGTGACCCTCGCAGGCTGGGGCACTGTCACAACCCGCGAACGCTTAAACGGTATCTGCGACGAATTGGGCGCACCGTTTGGCTTTTGCCAGCGGGACCATTCGCAGCGGGTAATTACTGCCGGGGGCTTGTTTGATGTTGGCGAGAATGACCGGGTAACCATCATCGCAGGGGGTGCCGCATGATCGACACTATCCAGCAGATGCCTTTAAAAGATGTCCCCCGCGGTGAGTTCCTACGCCGTAAGCTGGACGCTAAAAAGACCTACACGCGGGGCGAGTATGATCGCAGCTATAAACGCTACCGCTGCGACGATTGGGACGATATAAGCCGCGACATCATGCTTAAAGGCTCGCAGCTTGTTTGGGTTGGCTTCGAGTTCTAAAGCCGCCCCAGTGCCCCACTAAGCCCGCCACCGTGCGGGCTTTTTTATGTCCGTGTTAAACAGTTAAATACGGCGGGCCGTGCCCCGCGTACCAGTTCCCAAACCTACCGGGCCGATGGCGGCGCGCTACTGGACCCCAGCCGGTGGCAGTTGGCCCCGGTTCCCGGTTCCCGAACCCCGAACCCCAGCCGGTGAAAGTTAACCCGCGCCCGGTCCAGCGTGGCCGGTGCCAGTTATCCCCGGACCGGTGCCCGCTGCCAATGGGCAAAGGGCCGCGATAATTGCGCAGGGTCCCCCGGCTATCGGGTCAAAAGCCCCAGCACGTGGCCAAATCGACGCGATCCAGCGACCCCGGCCCCCGCGGCTGCCTGCGGTGGCTAGGGCCATGTTTCTGACAAATAATTACCATATTTTTTGAATCAGAATTAACTGTCTTATATTTGTGCTTAAAATCGCATATAATGCGTGATATGTTCCACGTGGAACATCGCAAATTGTTTCACGTGAAACATTGAAAACTGCGTATGAAAAATTAGCTAGGGACCCCTATGAGTACAGCGCAAAACACGTTGCTAGAAGACAAAAAACTGAAGCTTGAGCTACGGCTCGCGCAGCTTGAGAAGAACGAGAAGTGCCAAGATGATTTTTTAACTTTCGTAAAAACCGTTTGGCCTGAGTTTATCGCGGGTCGTCATCACAAAATCATTGCTGAGAAGCTAGATCGTGTTGCTCGTGGCGAGTTAAAGCGCCTAATCATCAACATGGCACCGCGGCACACGAAGTCTGAGTTCGCATCCTTCTTGTTCCCGGCGTGGATGATGGGCCGTAATCCGAAAATGAAGATCATTCAGGCGACGCACACGACAGAATTAGCGGTTAACTTTGGTCGTAAGACAAAAAACATGATTGAGAGTGACGATTTCAAGGATATTTTCCCTGAAGTTAAGCTTGCTGCGGACAGTAAGGCCTCTGGTCGGTGGGACACGAACCGTGGTGGTATGTATTACGCGGTGGGTGTTGGGTCGAACTTGGCTGGTCGTGGT